CATTTTCAAGATTGACGGGTGGAAGCGATTTGATAGTCCACAACTCAAGACGGGTACGATAACTATTTCAGGCACTTCTTGTACGGGTACGGGAACTTCTTTTACTACCGATTTTGTGGTAGGGCGGAGAATAGGGGCAGTTATAGATAATATCTGTGTGGAAACTTATATTGTAACGGCTATCACTTCCAATACTGCGATGAGTGTTGTTGCAGGCACTAATAGAACGGGCGTAGCTTATGCAAAGATGATTGAGGGCTTCGTGGGTTATTGCACCTCCAAGACTTCGGGAAATGGCCTTTATCATAATTGGGATAATAACACCTCTCCTTTTATCGCAAGGGGTTCAGGGGTTAAATTAGACACCACGACAATAAGTGCGGAACTGCTTAATGATGCGGGGCTGAATAGGAAACCCCATTCAGAGGTAATACAAAATGATGCTAACCAAGTGTGGTGGGCTAATATGTATTCAGTAAGGGTGCTTTGCAGAAGTGCATTTTATACAAAAACACAAAGAGTAGGTTATTACTATAAGATTAATTCAGGAGCTTGGCAGAGGGGTAGTACTCAAATTATTGACCTTGCTTCCAAGACACCTGAATATTATGAGTTCAGACAACAAGACTTTGGGGCAAGTCAGGGAGATACAATATATCTAAAAGCATTTGCGACAAATGAAGAAGGAGAAAGAATAGATGAGACAATTTACTCTCACGCTTTGGCCGAAAAAATAGTACACCTCCTTGCTCTTAAGGTTACGAATATAAACGACACAACGGGGACTTCAACTGAAATCTTTATGACGCAACCTGATTTCGACCTAATAGCCAACCTTACTACTTCTTCTCAATCTCTCGGAATAGATGGTTTTACAAGCGACCTAATGAGCACCGAAATAGCAGACGGGTATTATAAAGGGTTAGATGCAAACAACCCTAATAGGGTATTTACTTATTCGGGTGAGTTCACTAAATACGATGTTGCTTCGGGTACTGATTCAGAAGGATTGCCTACGGGTATGCCACGACTTTACAAGTCTTTTGCCTTCCAATTAGATGCCACAACGGGAGTGGGTGCTATTGGACAAATTACAGACGGCTCTCAATATCTAAATGTTATTGCTATATCCGTTAGTGCAACTTCGATAAGTGCCAATGTTCAAATTACGGGAACTTATGACGGGTTAGGCACTGGTGACGGGCGTAATGCAGGTGTTTATTTAAGGAGGACTAATTCAGTAACGCCTTCAGTAAACGAAGATATATTTATCGGCACTTATTATATTGAGCCTAATGTTCAGTTTAGTGCTACCTTTACGGCTTCTTTACGAAGTGCGGTAATAGATTACGACAAATTCTCATTTATAGAAATCATTTAAAACAATTAAAATTATGGTATTATTAATTATTTCAGTAGTGGTGTTAATCGGATTAGCACTCTACTTTAAAAAGAAAAAGAAAGAAAACAAGGGCGGACAAGGCGGAACAGATTATGAAGAGCCGACAGACCCTAACTATCCTATGCAAAAATAATTTAAGACCTCCCTGCTGAAAAGTGGGGAGAGTTTTTTATATTTGCAAAAACTTATTTACACTTTTTTCTACACGAACCGCCTAACTTTAGTAAATATTTCGTAACTTTGTATCAAATTATACAGATATGCAAAAGTTTTTTCTTAAACCACAATTAGATGAGTTAAAGTTACTAAAGACTAAAACTCTCAACGCAGAAGAAGATGTAAAATGGTACAGACTTCAAAAGCAAATGATAGATGCTATACTTGCACTACAAAAAGAAACCGAGGACTTGGGAATACAAGCTAAAGAGAGTGGGGTTGTCTTTATGGAAGATGGTCAGCCCGACTTAGAAAAGTCCGATGCCGAGGCTCTGAAAAAGGCCAACGAGAAGATGAATGTCATTTACAATGAGGATATACCGCTTAATGTTTTGCCGATAGAACTCCTCAATAAGCTAAAAGTAGAGAATGACATTGAGGGCGAGAAATATTTTATTATGTTAAATAGGTACTTAAAAGATTAAAAACTATGAACGATGTATTTAGGGGAAAGGGTGGTCAATGGAGTAGTAAGCGGATAGTCGGTGCAGCTTGTATAGCATTTTCGATGGCACTTGTAGTTATTTCCTTGCTACTCTCTGACTTCTCCGATATTTCTCCTAATATACAAGTAGTATCCTTGCAATATTTGGCTGTTGGTGGAGGTATGATTACCGCAGGGATATTTGAAAAGCAGTCAGATAACAATTTAAAATAACTACTATGGACAAAATCACTTGGAGCAACATCATAGCGATTGGCTCTGTACTTATCGGGTATCTCATTATGGGAATAACTGCTTTCATAAAGCTGAACATCAAGAACACGGAGAACGCAAAAGACATATTGGCTCTTCGCAATGAGTTTAACGACCACAAGGTCACGAACAGAGATGACTTTGACGAGATAAAAGAGATACTGAAACAAGATAGGGACGATAGCCGTAAAGACCACAGAGAGATAATGGCGGAAATTTCCAAGTTAAATGTAGTAGTTTCACAGATGAGGGGTGAATGGAACGAGCATAATAAGAAATGAAAGTTTGCGAAGGTAGGATAACAAGTAAGTTTGGTTTTAGGGTACACCCGATTACTAAGGAAAAGAAATTTCACAATGGGGTTGATATAGGTTGTGCTGAGGGTACTGCCGTATATAGCCCCGTTGATGCTATTGTGGCACAAGCATATAATCATAAGACGGGCGGTAACACTCTTATCTTGCGGTGTGCCGATACTAACGACAGATATGCCTTTGCTCACTTAAAAGAGATTTTAGTCGAGCCGAATAAGCGAATAAAGAAAGGCACTCTTATAGCTTATAGCGGTGACACGGGTGCATCTACGGGTGCTCACCTACATTTTGGGCGGGCGGTATGCGGTTATTGGAAAGATAATGTATGCTACGAATTTGAGTATATAGACCCGACAAGTATGATTGAGTTCGATGAATTTTTACCAAGAGCAATGGAAACACGATGAAAAAGTATATCTACATAGGAATTTTCGCAGCTATATGCGGACTTGTCATTTGGGGCAATATCCAAACACATCGCCTTAAAATGGCAAAAGCAGACCTTTTAGAGCATCAAAGGAACGAAAGGGTGCTGCTATCGGGATTAGACTCAATTCGGGCTAAAAATGGCGATTTAGTGCTAAGAACAGAGTCTTTGTCGCTAACTATATCCGAGTTTAAGAAATATAATGCCGAACTGACAAAAGAGGTTAAGAATCTCCGCATAAGGATTAAAGACTTGCAATCGGCAACAAGTGTGGTAGTGGATACCGATGTAGATGCTACCATACCAATAAGAGACACAATCATTCTAAATAATGTTGCTAAGAGTTTCGAGTATCAAGATGCCTACACCAAGATTAGCGGAATAGTAACGGATAGCGTTAGTCTTAAATACCATTCTACCGATTCTCTTTATATCTTTCACCATATACAACCCAAGAGGTTTTTATTCTTTAGGTGGGGTATTAAAAGGCAATGGTGGGATATTAAGAATAGCAACCCAAATAATACCATAAGGGGCTTTGAGGTTATCGAAGTAAGAAGGTAGTCTCTCTCTGTGATTTCGGCATTATCGGGGGCTATGGAATAAATATAGGTGCTGAGGTCAAGGCTTCACCATTTATAGGGGCGGGGCTATTCTATCGTATTTGGTGATTCCACGCAATTAAGGCTAAAAATAGGGGTTAAGTGTGTTAATTAGCACTATTGATATGTCTTAGTGCACACCCAAGTCGCCCCTTTTTTGATATGGTCGCCTTTGCTCATCGCAAACAATAAAGTTTTCATCAAATAAGCAATTTAGATACTTTAAAAATAAGTCTAGTGTTGCGGGCTTACCTCTTTCGTATGTAGATATGGTTAAGACATTATACCCACATCTTTCTGCTATTTGTTTTTGGCTTAAGTGCCTAAATACCCTCTCCCTTCTTAAAAGAGACGGACATTCACTCATTATTGAAAACAATGTCTTTATTTTCTCAGTATCCTCACGCAAGTGTATATTTTGAAATATAGAATGAGTTGATTGTATATTTAATAGACTTGGATTTATATCCTTATAATAAGCTATCCAATATCTCTCCCTCTCATTTAAGTCATTAATATCTTCGACCTCTTCAATAATATCTATAATTGGGCTAAAACCTAATTTAGTTAAACACTCAACCCAGTCATTTACTTTTGGGGAATGAGATTTTATTAGATGCCTTAATGGCCTTTTCGTGCCAACTGTTGATTTGCCTATGTATTGATACACATCGTTTCTAGGGTCTCTTAGCCCATAAATAATATTAACCATAATTTTTTATTTTATACAAAGGTACGAAAATAATACTAATCATATAAATTTTTATTATAGATAAAAATATAGTGCTTCGTGTGAGAACTAAAAATTAACTAAACCATGCAAAGATGAAGTGTTCTAATCAGTATCTATAATTTTGCACAAAATCGGCAATTTTTGTTCATTCTCGTGAACATTATGCACTACCAACATTATACTTGCTCTGTAATCCGCCATAATTCCGCCAAAGTGGCGAGATAACTGCCATTCTTTGTAGTAGAACCCCCGCCAAAGTTGGTAACAAAACACCACAAAAACTCTTAATTAAGGCTATCCCCTTATTTTCTCAGACTATTTTTAAGGATATACCCTTCGTTGTGATTTCAGACACTTGGCGTATCAATTTTGCCAATCTGTAAAGCTAAATCACATTATAATGTAAAAAAGAGGCTCAGCCGTAGCCAAGCCTCCCAACCAATTATCATGAAAACAATGCAAATTTAGCAAATAATTTCTAATCTACCAAATTTATTTTAGTTTTTCTACCTCTGCTAATTTAAAAGCTAATTCAGCCACTATGCCATAACTTTCAGCCTTAACTTCCTCTTTGTAGGTGTCCTTATATTTTTTGCCCGTATTATGGCCTATTTCGTGTGCGAAAAAGTGAATTAAGTCCGCCATTGGTAGGTCTTTACCAATCCATAGGTGTATAATATTATCGCCCTCTACAAAGCCATAGATACCCTGCTCTTTAATAGAACTTAAATACAAAGACCAATCAACATCTACTCGACTTGCATCTTCTGAATTATAACACTCAATGGTAAGTTCGGGTAACTCTTCTTTTGTAAGCCCTGCACCATCCATAGAGGCCAAGAAAATATCCTCAACACTATCATATCGCTTAACAATATAATCTGTAATCATATTTTGCTCCATCTCCCCTTTGATTTATTTATCTTTTGCTCCTTATCTTCCGAAATCTTTATCGCCTCTGCAAATGCGGACTCTAATAACTCCTTAGAATTAAATTTCGGCAAATCAACACTAACCGAATTATTTTCTTTTTGTTTAAGTTCCTCTGCTTTCTTTTCAAGTGTTTTCATCATTGCATCTTCGGCTCTATTAGAACCCGTTGTGTAGCCGAGAATAAATCCTAATATCCCCGACAATAAAAATCCTATAAAGGATACTATGACTACTAAAAAAATAATGTTTTCTTCCATTTCCTATGTTTTAATTATTTTAACCAATCCGTGCGATAATCTTTCTTGCAATATCGTCAGCGATGAACTGTAATGCCTCATTTTCATATACTGCTATTTTCTTTGCTTTTGGTGTTGCAGAGAAGCTAATAAAGAAGTCATCGCTTGATACCCCCTCTTTACCAAGAATAACCCCAATCTTATACATCAAATCAGCTATTGTGTAGTCTAATCTCACTTGGTGTATGTCAAAGAAGTGGCTATCGTTAAATTTCTCGTAGAATAGTGTAATTTTCATATCGGATAAATTTTAATTTCTGCTTTTGGCTCATTTGAATAATACTTGTCTATTTCAAGGGATACTATCTGCGAGTCATCGGTAAAAGCAATGCCATTTAAAGAGTCCAATATCCCCTTTGCAATGTTATCACAATCTTTCTTGGCGGTGTGTCGTATTACTCCCGATAGCATCTGTTCTTGTATTTTCTTGGGTTTACTCTTAGGTATGCCAAAGTAAGCGATTATCTCAGCCCTTAGTTGCTCTCCGTTAAAGTATTTCTCTCTATCACTATCCAAGTAAGATAGCTTAACTAAGTTCTCATAGTTAGTCGTCTTTTCGGGGGTGTAAGCAAATCCTCTTTTACTAAATCTTGGCCTGCCCTTTGCTACGGGTTCGCCATAAACTACAAATTGTATCATAATCCCTCTTTTTGGCCGTTTTTAGCTAATTTATCTTTCCTTGGTACACTTGTATCACCTTTGCGAATAACCTTCTTATTTGCCCCGTTTTCGCCCTTATTTGCCATTCTTTGACTTACCAACTCAGCATAGATGTCGGCAATGTCCTTTTGCTCGTCTTTACTTGTGTAATAAACCCACTCACCACCCCATTTGAGATAGCCAATAAAACTTTTAATAAATAGCCCCATAGAAGCTATAAACATTATGCAGAACATAAATGGTGAGAATATTAGCCTTGATATTAATTCTTTTTTCATAATTTCGCCCAATTTTTAGTTAAACTCTCCAATTCGTCTAAATCCCCTATCATATCATCAAGTTGCTCTTGTGTCAGATTGGGGTATAAATCCCGCAAAAAGCGGTATAAAAGCGTATGTAGCTGCTTTAAAGTAACCTTATCAGCCATTCTGTAAGTCCCGATAGACTTAAAATCAGACTCTACCTCATCGGCAAGATTTAGGGTAAGTTGTGCTAACTGAAACATCAGCGTTAGTTTACGGAGAGTCTTAGCCCCATCAAGTCCCTTTTCTCGCATCTTGTCTAAAATAGTTAGTGCGGTCATTTGTTAAATCCAAACATATTTTTTATATTCTCCAATGTGTCGTCTTTTATCTCGTGGAAAATAATTCTATTCCGCACGATATTCTTGGCATCTTCTTTGCTTATGGCATCTACCTCCATTCGCATTTTTCGGCCGAAGAACTCAAAGTAAACTTTAAATTTCATCCTCGATAAATTTTATTGCATCTGCTGCGGTTATTACCTCTCCACCTAAGTTTATCCCCTCGGCATTTGAGAAAGCAATTCTTATCTGAAAATTCTTATTGTCGGGGAACTCAGTTAATAGAAAACCCCTTATATAATAAGCATAATGGCGTTTCTTAAACCACCTCGTAGCAAGGTATTCCTCTATCTCTTTCTCGGTTCTCATATTAGAACTCCCAATAAAAGTTAAAGAATAAAAAGTTGATAAGGACATAGTCGCTACTTATAGCAAAGCCAAATAGTGCACTTTGATAATCGTGTTCTCCAAAAACAACATCAATCGCAAGTGCCTCAATCAAAAATGCATTATATCTATTCCATTCGATGTCCAATAGTGTTAGTCTGTCAAGTCTAATTTCTTTCATTTTATTTCTGTTTAAATTTTTTACAACTCTCGTGATTTAAAAGTTTCGCTATGCCCTGTATTCTGCAAGTGCCGAGAATAAACTCATCGGGCTTATTAGCAGGGGTGTTATACCTCTCCGTAATTTCGGCACAATCTCTGCAATACTGCCGTTTTATAGGCTCGGTCTTTTTAGCCATTATTTTCTGTTTATTGGTCGCCAATGGGTAATTTTGCCTATGTTTTTATACGCTTCCATTCCGTAACAGATAAATCCACTATTATTTCCGTGCCAATAGCCCGTTAATATGCAATCATTATCAGACTTAATTAGCACAATATCATCATTATCGGGGTGGTCTTTAACCGAAATCCATTCTTCGGCAAACTTTACCCCCGCCTTAAAATCTTTTATACACGCATAAACCTCATCTGGGAATGAGTCTGCATAATCAGGACTCTCACAAATCTCACTTATTGCATATTTTCTCGCTGCTTCTATTGTTTTCATTTAATACTATTTTTAAGTTGGTTGATTTTTTCCTCAAGTGAGTAATGGCTATTTTCATTGCTTTTTATGCCATCCTCTTCTTCGTAACTACCCTTTGATGCACTACAAATACTTCTTTTAAATGAATCAATGTCTTTAATAGTGCAGTTATATAACTCCTCCTTTAATTCGTCTATTGTTTTCATATCGTTTTATTTTCAGCAAATGTAAGAATTAAATTCCACATTTACAAATTTATTCTATAAAAAATATCTTCACCCACATTTTGTTGCTCTACTACATACCCCCTCTGCTTTAAAACAAAGAGATTAGTCCTAAACACCTTTCGGCTTATACCCCATTCCTCGCACATACTCAGTTTAAAAGTCTTATGGGAGAGCAACCATTCTCTTATCCTCTTATTAGCCGCTTGTTTAGCCAAGTTCTTTTCCTCCTCCTTGGACTTAAATCTTATACACCCCTCGGCAGCATAGTTAGAGCAGGTTACATCTTTGGCTAAGATATACGCTTTTAGTCGGCAAGTATTAAGCCTTTCGCACTCATAACAAGAGGCATTAGGTCTTTTAGCATCTTCGCTTAGTTTTTTCGTTAGCATAGACTTTATTAATAACAATGTCCAACAGGTGTAGGCTGACTTGGTGTTCCCGAACAATGTGCCATTCTAACGGCAAATAATAACGCTTTTCTTAATAATTTTGTGTACATAATCTTTATCTCCATCCTTTAGTTAATACTCCATTCTCATATATTACCCCATATTTATTCTTGGCAGGGTTTAAAATACTATAAGCGACCTTAACACCATCAAGCAAAGACGCTTTTAATGTTTCCTCGCAAACGAAACACGACCTCTTTAACAGCAATGGTGTCGTAAAGTTAGGAATTATTTTGCTCATATCAATCTTTTTTTGACATCCACTATAAAATGGTGAACCTAAGTCTATGCCAAAAGTCTTTTCAAACGACACAAAATACTCTGCCCCGTGCTGAATTTCAGATAGTTTTATCTCGTTAAACCCCATTTTGTCATAATGTTTTAAGCACTCCGTAATATCCTCTTTTGTATATAGAAAGGGCTTAACAATATTTAGATTAATCCTTATCTTGTGTTTATTGGGCAGATTAGAATAAAATGCTTGTCTGTCATACTTTGATGGCACTCTACGAATTTGGTCTGCAACATCCTCTTTGTGGTGCTGAACCGAAAGATTAATACCATCTAAAAGGTCTATAAGTTCGCAAAATAAATCATATTTAGTGTTGCAAATAGCAGGAACAGAAGTGGTAACATAAAGTTTTAGTTTCGTATTTTTGCGTAAAATCTTTACACAATCCACTAATTCTTTAAGATAAACACAAGGCTCTCCGCCAAGAAAAAGAACATCATCTATGCCCTCTTGGTTGTCAATAATCGCTTTGGATATTGCCTTAACATCGGGCTTCTTAATATTGAATCCCTCATACTTTTTGTCTATGCAATGGGCACAATCATTATCACAAGCACTTGTAAAGTGAACATCAAGTGAGTTATAAATGCCATCGCAACAATTTTTCTTAAATAATTTGTTAAAATCTGTTTTCATATTAAAAATTAGTTATCTGTGTCATACTCTCATTGTGTCTAAAAGCAACATCACCAACTGCACCATCTCTCTGCTTGGCAATAATCAGTTCCCCGACACCCTTAGAGGAAATAACTTGCCCGTCATAGAGAGTTATATCAGGTATGCCGTAGTAGTCTGCACGATATATAAACATAACCATATCAGCATCTTGCTCTATTGCACCTGACTCCCGCAAATCGGAAAGCATCGGTCTTTTATCAGGTCTGCCCTCAACTTGTCTTGATAACTGAGAGAGTAGAATAACGGGTACATCTAACTCCTTAGCTAAAATCTTACATTGGCGGGTAGTCTGTGCAACCTCTTGCTCTCTATTTCTATTCTTTTCAGTAGAACCCATTTCTGCAAGTTGTAGGTAGTCTATAAACACAATTCCACACTTACCCTTTTGCTTCATAATACGAGAGTGATTACGGATATATCCCATAGATACCTTAGCGTTGTCGTCAATATAGATAGGCAGTTTAGATAGTTGTGCTTGTGCATTGGATAACTCTCCCCATTGCTCAAATTCGCCCGACTTATAGGCATCAATGTCAAAATCACCCATAGACATTAACATTCTATCAGCAAGGGATAAAGACGACATTTCAAGCGAATACAAACAAGCGGGAAAGCCTGCCATTGCAGCATTCTTAGCAAAACTAAGCATCACCGCCGACTTGCCAGCGGAAGGTCTTGCTGCTAAGATAATTAGCTGCCCACCCTTCCAACCATTAGTTAGTCTATCAAGTGGTCTTATTCCCGAAGGAACACCAATCTGTTTGCCTTGTTGTCTATCTACTGCCCTCTTGTCTGCTCTTGCAACTGCATTTTCGGCAATAACGGATATGTGCTTAAACCCATCGGCAGCAGAAGTGGTTAAGTCAAAAACCTTTTCCATTCCCGACTGAGCAAACTCCATTATCTTCTGAACATCTATCTTATCTTCACACATAGCAGAGCCTTGCAGAAAATAGCTGCCGAGTACCCTTGCGATATATTGTTGCTTTAACTCTAAGCAGTATTCATTTAGCCTTGATGCAGTAGCTATATCCTTTGCCATATCCATAAGATAAACAACCCCATTCAAGTCTTGTAATTCAGCAGACAAGCTATGGGATAATAAGTAAATATCTACATCTTTGCCCTCTGTGGTAAACCCGTAAATCTTAGAGAAGATTACTTTTTCTATTCCCGTAAACATCTCAGGGGTTACCAATTCGCAAGCAGTTCCTGCAGCTTCGGGTTCGGCAATTATAGAGCCTATTATTAGTCTTTCAAAGTTCATAGTTAAATCATTGCACCTTTCGGCTTGTTATTAGTTATTA